GCCTGCCAATCGGAGGGATAAACGGGAATATTGGACATCATGGAGCGCATTGCCGCCACGTTGGAAAGGTAGTTCTCCAAATCCTGGCTAGTCGGAATATCATTGATAGTCCAGTCAGTCTTAGGAGTAATCGCCATAGGAAAACCAAACCCGCCGAACAAATCAGCGATATATTCAATCGCTTCTCCAACTCTGTTCAGGTCCGTTGCGTTGTAAGCTCCTCTCACGCCGGCAGACCATTCCACTTTTTCGCCCTCTGTCATTCCGTCCCAGCCTTTATCATGCAGAGTACGCCAGCGGGTCACGTCGGATTGTGTTCGGTCTGTTATCAACGTGTCGATAATACTCATACTAGCCTCCAAGGGATGCCACAGTCGCCACAACGGTATTTGACAACTTGACTTCCATGCGGCGGAGATTCCCGGCGTTCGTGGTCCCCCATGCGGTTGGAAGCGTCACGCAATCGCCTAATAGCTCTCCTGCCCAAACGATCTTCGCATTGGTGGTAATCCGTTTTGCATAGTAGTCATAGACCCTCTGTGCCGTGGCTTGCCCGATATCCGGCGAAACGAGAGTGGCGTCCGCAACCTCAATAACATTTTGCTTATCAGTGGCAATTACATCTGGGTTAGTAATGGTATAAACTGTTTTGGCATCGTCGTATTTGACACCGTTGATCTCCACGCCTCCGTTCTCGGCCTGAGTATATACATGGGCGGTCACTCTAACCTCTGTCACAAGCGCGCTGGTGTCCACGGTGACTCCAGTAAACGTGTAATCCTCTGGGATGGCGTCAGGAGTCCCCGGCAAATTAAATACTCGGATGCCGTCCCGCCCATCAGTTGACGCGCACACGCCCCACGCAAATAACACCTGCTGTATAGCCGTCCGGATAGTTCCGGATGTAATAACTCCTGTCAAAGCCGTGTCCTCAACATCTGCATCATACTCGATGGAAAACCGTCCATTCACGATCTCTTCCAATAGAGATTTTGCGGATTTCGCATTGTACACGCCGCCAGGGAATGGGCTGTCATCCAGCACTCCAAAAGCGTCCTGACAGTCGATTGTGTACAGGTTTTGCGCCTGTCTGGTGTGGCTGTCGATGTAGTACACGCCGATCAGTTTATCGTTGTTTCTGACCTCTACGGGCTGTTTGAGCTGGAACATAAAGTCCACGTCTTCCCGGCTGTCTAACGTCCAGTTCATTGTAGAGATGGGCATTTCCGTGGAAATCAGGCTCATTTCGTTGATGATGGAAGCGGACCGCAGTTCAGACATCCCGAAATAGCGGTAGACGCCGAAAATAATATGTTCCAGTTTCGCCCGCCGGTTGGGAAGATTCGTGCTGCCCAGGGTAATGACCACTTTGTCATAGCTCTGCACTTTCCGATTGCAGAAATACGTTGCTGCATTGGGCGTGAAATCCACGTCCGCCTTGAGAGATTCCCCCTGATACCACTTGATGTTGACCGACGGGCAATAGTCGCCAGAGGCCGTGTCAAACACCAATGTAATGCCGACGGAGGAATACTGCTGGTCCATTTCAAACGTGATGACTGGCTTATTTGTAAAGGCGCAGTCATCACCACTCATTTCCGCAGACCAGAATGCAACCTCCTGTGTATCTACGGTGACATATTCCCCAGTCAAGCCCCAGTGGTTCGGTTCACAGGTAATGGTCGGTTCCGGCGTGATACCGAATGGGAGTTTTGACGGCGCAGAAAAGGACATCGCCTCCGTAGTGGAGACGGAAGCGTCCTCGTCCGCTCCCGGCGCTATGTCCTTGTAAAGTACAGTAGTAACACTCACGGAGTCACCTGCGCTTCCATGGGGACAAAACTGACTTCGATTTCGCCCCAATAGTTGATGCCGTTTTCCACCTTCTCCATATCCTGCGAGGCGCTGGTGTAATAGGCTTCATACGAGATCGTGGTTTGCCCATCAGCAGCTTCCAACTGTACAGAGTCATCGACGGAATGTTCCACCAAGTAGTCCCAGAACTCGTCAAGGCCATGATAGTTGTCACCCCGACGAAACACTGTCAGCTGATGGCCGATATACGTTCCGATGATGTCCCGCACCATGCGGCCAGTCATTACACGACCCGCGTTCTCTCCGTCCAAAACGTTGAAATTTCGGTTGTATGCGGAAATGGCAACATCCGCGTCAAACTCTTTTCCATTCAGTTTGATGTAGCTCATGTCACACCCCCGCCAGATTGACGCCGATACGCCGGGTCTCCGCCTTGTTCAGCTTATAGACCACCTTCCCCAGCTGGTCTCTATCCAATTGTAAGATAACAGTCTGCTCACCTCCGCCCAAATTGGCAGTTTCCTCGCGTACAATGCGGCGGATCAAGCTCTCAGGCGCTTCAATGTTATTCCCCTGCTTCTGGTCACCCAAGACAGCGAGAAACTCCCGGTTAGGCGGAATAACCGCTCCTTGCGCAAGATACGGTATATTCGGGATTGTAAAGGGGCGGATTTCCTGACCGCCAAACGTTCCCAGGAAAGGAATCGTGACTTTCGGAATCCTAATAACCAGATGCTCGTTAATCCAGTCAATAAACTTGTTCACAAGGGAAATTCCAATATTGAGCGCGTCCTTGATTGTCTGCACAAATCCGTCCCAAATATTAGAAAACGCCTCTGAAATACCGTCCCATGCTTCATTCCAGTCGATTGTAAAAACATTAACGACAAATTCAATAACGCTTGTCAGCCATTCCAGGATTTGGCTTACACCGTCCGCGATCGCTCCAACGACTCGTCCGAAAATATCAATAACGGCCTGAAACGCCGCAGAAATTGGCGGTCCAAAGGTATTCACAAACCAATCAACCAGCGGCAAGATAAACTCGTTATAAATGCGGAGGGCTCCTTCAATCAACGTACCTACAAAGTTTAGGAAGTTGTCGAGTAACGGCTTCAAATGCAAAGTCCAAAGCTCTGTAAAGGTATTGCCCAGAGTAGTCAAAACCGGCTTCAAGATCGTGTTCCAGATATTCACAAAAACAGACGTTGTGTCACTAATTGCGGCCTTGATCTGGCCGAAAATGGGTGCGCCCCATGTATTCCAGAATTTGATAATGCTGTTCCAAACGTCATTCCAAATATCTTGGATGATCTGCATGGCCGGGGCAATCGCATCTTGCCAAATCATGTCAAACACGGCCTTGACATTTTCAAAAAGCACATCTCCAACACTCAAAACCTGCGTCGCAATGTTAGTAAGCAGAGGGAGAATATCAACAGCCCACTTTGTCAGCGTGGGGAAAATTACGATGTTCCAAATATCGGAAAGCACCATTGCTGCAGAGTCCAGAAGCCCTCCGACAACATTCCCAGCCGTAAGAATAAACTGGTTCAAGAAATCCATAAACTCATTGTTGAACCAATCATATAGAGGCGGCCCAAGAGACTTGATGTCATTCCACATATCGCGGAAAACGTTAGTCAGCTTTTCTACTCCCTCAGAAATATAGGCGAACGATTTTTTGAAAGAGTCTTCCAAAGGACTAAATGCGTCTTTAAGACGGTCAATCAGCTTTAAGATTTTGCTTTCTGCAGTGCTCTCCACGATGTCATTAGAGGTAATGGTCTCAATTTTGGAAAGGCCGCCGCCAGCTGCTCCTCCCGTTCCACCACCTGAGCCGCTTGCAGAATTTCCAGTCAGCTTGTTAATTTCATCAAACGAAGCGATACTCTTTTTCTGCTCCTTGTTAGTCTCTTTCGTGGCATCGGTCAAAGCGTTCTGGTTGTCAACAGCCTCATCAATACCAGAGGAAACACCGCCCACATTATCTTGCGTCTGCGTGATTTCCGTATTGGCACCGCCAAAGATAGCCGTGATGGCTGCATTAAAAGCGTTCGCCATGTCGATTAGCGCGGACACAATCCGGTTCAGAGTCTGCACCACTGGCAAAAGCACCTGAATTAGCGCCTCGCCAATAATAGACATGAACTGCTGCCATTGCATAGAGAGAATGCGTGTCTGATTTGCCCAGCTGTCTTGCGTCCGGATAAAGTCACCAGAAGCCAAAGATAGCTGATCCAGAACGAAGTTATAACGCAGAGTCACCAGCTCCGCCTGAGACATAGCAGAAATACTTTTGGTGATGCCCTGAGACAGCGCAAACGCTTCTAGGTTGGCCTGGGTCATAACGATGCCCAGGTCTTTTAATGTCTCCGTTTCACCAGTAAAGACGGATTTCAGCTTAATATCCGCCAGCTCCTGGGAGATGTTGTAGAAGGATGCCACGTCACCCGTCAGTCCGGTGAGTGTCAAGGACATCTCTGCCGCCTCTGCTTGCGACAAGCCCATATTGCTTGCCATTGCCATATATGTAGAGGCGGTACGCTTGGCCGCAAGCTCGCTCATGCCGAAGTTGGTGATGGCGTTTTGGGCAAACTCGTCAACGGCGCTGGACATATCGCCAAAGGCCACGTCGACAACATTCTGGACTTCCGCAACGTCGCTTCCAAGCTGGATAGCCTGTTTGGAAAAGTCGATAATTTTATCAACAGCAAAGGCCGTTGCAGCCAGCTTTGCCAGCTTTGTCAACGCACTTGTCGCCTGTTGTGTGTTTGCTCGAACATCAATGATAATAGAGCCATCTGCTGCAGCCATGTTCTCACCTCCCTAGCAGTTTTTTCAGAAGTTCGTCCTCTTCTTCCGTGTAATGCCGCTTTAGATCAACTTTTGAGCGGTTCTGGTTGTAAAATTCCTTTTCCCACTTTTCGAGTTTTTTGTGTTTCCGAAGCTTGTCACGGATGGAAACAACGGCGGAAAGCTGCCCTTCCCCAATGCCCATAAAGTAAGAAACAAAGGTCCACCAATGACAGAAAGAGTCCGATCTGACATCATGCCCGGCCACCTTGATAATGTCGGCGGCGATCATTTGGTAGTCCTGCTCCCAGTCGATCAGTTTTGGCCGTTTTTTATCCTCCTGTTCTTCTCCGCAGGCGATAAACCAAAGCAGCTTTTCAATCGCTTCTTGATAATCACTTTCCGGCATTTCTTCAAATTGGGGATAGAACAGGGCCAAGCACACATAGACCTTTACAAACTCGTTTTCGCCGCCATTAAGTCTGGAAATGATGTTCAGGATATCCCGGTAATCGGCGTTGATTGCATATTCTTTTCCACCAACTTCAAGATTGACCGGGAGTGTCCATCTCATTTATTTCTTGCCTCCTGCACGGCTTTCTGCGCCTCCATCTTTGCGTAGGTCTTAACGCCGTCTTCGACGATGGGGCGCATGGCATCCAGGAAATTTGTAATGACCAACTCCCCGTTACTGGCAACAGCCATTACATTTGCGCCGCTCAGGATGCTGTCAAAGTCGTTTTCCTCACCGAACACATGGGCGAGAGACTTTTTTACGCGGGCGTCATACTCGGCCAGCAGATCAATGGCATCCTCTCCGGTCTCTGCAGATTTTGAACGTTCGTTATAATCCTTTTGGATTTGCTCGATTTCCACACGCAGGTCCTTGAACCGCTTGTACAGATTTGGGTCAGACGGATTAAACCGTAAAACGCCGCTGTCATTGATCTGGTATGTTTTAATGCCGGTATCAAATGTGATCTTCTGCATAATTCCTCCAAAAAGAGGGCACAGCACTATTCCTTTGTACTGTGCCCTTCCTTGTCTTTAGGCCGCTCCGTCTGCTTTAAAGGTTACAGTCCCTGTGGTATTGGTGATGGTCCCAAGCGTTCTGGTGCCGCCGTATGTAATGTCGCAGGAAATTTCCAGGTTTCCGCCGCCAGCGCCACCAATTCTGGTTACAGACACGGATGCGCCGCTGTACCGCTCCGCAAAATTGGACTCGCCAGATGTTGCGTAGTAGTGGCCGATCAGCATATCTTGATTTGCCAGAGCCTGTGCGTCCTGGTCCTTGATTGCCAAATTCCACAGTTTCACCGCCGCTACGTCCCCTGCATCCAGAGGGATAGGGTCGAAGCTCTGGGTGATGACTGGTTTTGTGAGTGTGGTCCAGGTGTTCCCAAAAATGTCCTTGATAGACTCCTCGGACCAGTCCATTTCCTCGTCGGACTCCTCAACGCGCTTTCCAATGGCGGACCATACAGGTTCCTCCGGTGTTCCAGTATTCAGATATGCAATCAGCAGTTCACGGGCAATCGTGCGCCCTTCTGTGGTGTTAAACTCCAAATCTGCCAAAGTGCTCACTCCTTTCAGACATTGACCTCATAGGCCAGTCTCATTAAAATTTGATAGTCCTCATAGCCGTCTTCATAAGCTGCGAACTTAGAGGATTGTGTGGTCGGCTCGACTTTCAAAGCGTTGATGCCATCTCCCAAATCGGGGTGTTGGGTCCTTGCCCAGTCCCCAAAATGGTTCAGCATTTCGTCTGCTTGGAGCCGCTTGTCGTTGCTGCTCCCCGGTTTAATCCGGTAGATGATCTTGAATTGGTATTCCGCCTGATACCCGCCGATAATGTATTGCTGGGTGATATACGTTCCTTGGATAGTAGACAGAGCCATGGCCGCATCATCTCCGGCGGCATCATCGATGTCCAAAAACTCGTACTTGATAACTGTCACAGGCTTGTCCGGAAAAGTATTGGCCCACACCAGCATAGAGCGAGAAATGCGGTCAACTTCCTCCGAAGATGCCAAAATTTTCTGCTTTTTATCCTCGAAGATATCGCTTCACCGCCTTTCCAAATACTCGTTCCCATTTGCCCTTGTTTTCCGCTTTGCTCGCCTCAAACCAATGTGATTGCGCCTGCGAGTGCATAGCTTTGTTGAAAACCAAGTCTTTATCAGTGAGAACTTTTGTTGCTCCGTAAGATGCATAACTGCTGCCTGTTGCCGGGTCTATCATCAATTTGCCGTAGTATAAATAGCGAGATTGTGGGCCGGGATAGATAATCCTGGATTCCTCTACTTTTGTTCTTCGGTCGAGATTGCCCGTTAAGGCCGGAACGTATGGAGATGTATCCTTTTGTGCTTGGATAGCCATCGCATAAACAGCCTTTTTGCTTGCTGCTTCCAAATGCCCCGTCACAGTTGGAACAATATTGGAGCTGACATCAAAGCTAAACATCAGTTCCCACCAACTTCCCAATGAGACATCTCGCCGCCGAAGTCCTTTAAATCCACAGTGTTGACATTGTAGACATCATCGTATGCGGCATCGATCTTCTGAGCAGACCAATTAGGGTGGACGGCCTCTCCTTTTACAAAGAAGGTGTTTTCTCCAGTGGAAAGCGTCCAAAGCCCGCTCTTGTCCTCTGCCCGCCAAAATTCAATAGGCCCTACATACTGCTTTGGCTCACCAGTCACCCCGTCTACGGCTTCAACGCTGGTCGGAATATAAAGGTTGACTGCATCCGCTCCAACCAAACCGCTTTCGTTAACGTTTTTGGCCTTGACAGCATCCAGCAGAACTCCTCGCAGAATGGTAATATGATTTGTAGTTGTTTCCTCAAAAGTGCTAGGGTCCTCTTCTGTCACCACGTTATAGAGCGTCACAACATGGGGGAACACAGCCACACCCCCTTCCACGATACAGGAGGCCCGTACTGGACAAATACTGCGCTGCAACAGATGCAAGAGATGCTTGTGCTGCCTGTGCCGCTGTCGTGGCCTGCTGTGCGCTCTCGCCTCCGCTCCGGTAGGTCTTGGACCAGCTGCCCACACTCTGGCTTTGCAGCTCTCCGCCCTCTCCGACGTTTGCGGAGTTTTGGAGAGCGTTCAGGGCTGCTTTGCTGGCGAGATCGATGCTCTGGTACTGCTCTGCAACAGCACAGCAGGCCATTTTCAAGGCCTCCAGTTCCTGATTTTTGCCTGCCCGGCCCTGCGTGTAATAGTCCAAAAAGCTGCTTGCACGCAGGGCGAGGCGCGGAAAGTCGGTCTCCTGAATGGCGGTGCCCAGGTATGTATTTTTGTAATACGGATAATCTGCGTAAGCCATCAGGAGTCCTCCTTACTTCTTCGCACGGGCTTTCGTCTTAGCCTGCGGCTCAAACGTCGCTCCAGTAAAGCTAAATTTCACCACACTGGAATCATCAACAAGCACTTCAAAGGTATCGTCCTCAATTACTCGGAATATGATGTCGGCATCGAACGGGATGTTTTGCTTTGTGGGGGAGCCATTTTTCTTGAAGGTCATTTTTGACCCGGTTTTGGTCAGATGGAACGGGAAATAATACCCGCTCTGCTCCTCCGGGGTGCTGCTGAACTCTGTATAATCAGAAACATAATGAAATGTGCCCGTTACAGCGCCGTTCGCATAAACCTTCAGGTCATCACCCACAAGATCGGAAACCTGTTTCCCCAATAGGGTCTGACCGCTGGGGAATAGCGTTAGGGTGTCAGACCCAATTAACCCCCCGCCGGTGCGTAGACAGCAAAAGGGAAAGCCTTCGTGTTCCCGACGTTGTAAGCATTGATAGGATTGGGAATCTCCCAGCCCAGCCGCATGACGGCACGCAGGGCCACCATGTCGTTCTGCATCAGGTTATAGAGGATGTTTCCGGTAGTGGGGTCCTGTACCACGCCGCTGTCAAAAATCTTGAAAGTCATGTCCTGCCGAATGGCATAGACCAGCTGGCTCCAATCGCCTACGATGGCGAGGGATTCCTCCGGGTCGTAAGCCCCGTTCACAGGGAAATACATGCTCATGCCGTCCAGCGCGTAGCGGGTATCGCCCTGCATATCGGTCTTGAAAATGGGCTGGCCGTTCTTGTCCACAAGGCCGCGCAGCTTGGCGCGCATCTGAATTGCGGCCATCACGCCGTTGGGAATATAGCCGCTCTCCTCTACCTTGGCAATCACGCCGCCCTCGCCCATAATGTCTTTGAAAATGTCGTTTGTGGCCGTAACGACAGCGCCTGCGGTGATGGCCGAAGGGACAAGGCCATCACGCCAAGAGGTGGGTTTGTCCGTGCTGTACAGAATAGCGGCGTCGATAACCTTGCCAAATGCCTCCTGAAGGCGGGGGCGCACCTCACCCCAAATGTCGTAATCGCTATCATCCAACACGGCCTCGGGGATAGGCACGATAACAGCGATCTCCTCGGCGTAGATTTTCTTCTTGTCCCACGCCATATTCGTGGTTTTTTTCAGAGATGCCTTGGAGTCGGACGCGCCAGTTGTTGCCTCGCCGTTGACGAAGTAGGCAGTGGGCAGAGCATCCAGCACATTGAGGGTCTGCGTCTTACTAGTCATGTTGGGCAACCGACGGGCCATCCGCAGCACAGCGGATTCCGTTACGGCACCCTGGATAATCTCACGGGTCACGGGCTCCGGGATAAGCCCGGAAAGTTTGCTTCTGTCGATAATATCAACAGCCATTTAGGTTCTCCTTTCATTTCAGTACGCCCCGGATCAGGGCGTTCATTACGTCGTTTTCTCCTGTTTTGGGCTTTCCGCCGCCCACAGGAGCGGTCCAGTCAAAGGTAGTTTTCTTGCGGTCAGCGGTTAGCTCGTCCACGGCCTGTTCGAAGGTTTTCTTATCGTCCACCATCTTCCCGGCCTTAAAGGCGATAAACTCGGCCTCCTCGCCGGACAGGCCCTTTTGGGCCAGATACAGGTCCCGCTTGAGTTGGTCCCGCTCCGCCTCTGCGGCGGTCAGTTTCCCGGCCAGC